ATTGGCTTTGCCGTGAAGCTCTGTTTCGTTCGCACTAAGGGTCATTAGGCTTCCCCATCCAATGGGGTTACCTGACTTCCCTTTGTGCCCGGACACAAAGTTCGCACTGGCAATTCGCCACTCCGTTGTCGCACGGCAGCGTCCAGGAAGGTCGAACCCACCGAGGCTTCTTGGCCAGTAAAGTGGGATCCCGGTCTTGGCCATTCTCCTGAGCATTCCTTTGTGGTACCATTTGACGGTTTTCATAACCCTCTCTTTGGTCCATGCTGGACAGCCCTGGAGTTCGGCCCTGATCGCGGGTCCCAACACCATTTCTGTTGGTGTGTCGTCATCATGCATCTTGTTACCATCTCTCTTAGCGAGGATGATGGCAGATGCCTTTGGCGACTTGAACTGGACAAACTTGCCTTGGTGGAGATGCACAAACTTTCCGCAGAATATCCCGCCAGTTTTAGACTTGTGGGTCTTGTTATGGTTGATAACAAGTCCCAAGTCCGCAAGGTTCCTTGCGTACTGTTGGTATGTTTTCTCGGAAACGTTCAAAAGTGCATCATCGCCCTTCAACGCAACCCTTCGTCGGTCTGCCTTTGAAATGTTCCGCAACGTAGCGAATCGATGTAACATCGCCAAACACGGCCATGTTACCCCAAGCCCCATTGGGGTGCCTTGGGTTGTCATTCCCTTCGTCGGACTGTCTCTTACCATTTGCTCAATCTGGCCGGATTCCGCTGGGAATCCGTCGTCAAATTGGGGAGTGATTAAGTGGCTTGAAACCATTTCTAGGACAGACTCGAGAACACCGTCGTCGTGCCACACAGGCATGTCAGTTTCTGTAGTCCTTGACCTAACTCCGCGGAAGATGCCCCTCAACAATGCCTTACAGGCATCATGTTGGAGGAAATCAGAAGCGCAGGTTAGGTCAGAGCTATAGAGCTGACGGTCTGTGCCGGCCTTGCCAAGCATTGCAGTCAAGTCACTCTTGTTGTCTTGATAATGTGCTGGGTCCATACCCACCATCTTCAAAAGACATTTGTTGACTCTTTGTGCAATGACGACGACTGTTGCTGGAAACAGCGACACCACTCTCGTCTTCATCCCCCGTTCCTTGATGGCACTTGGTCTGGTCTGAGTTAGACCATACCCTGCCTCACCTCCATACTGTTGTTGGAGGGACTCTGCGTACGCACCGGCGAGCGTACGCGTGC